GAAGATGGAGTTTGTAAGTTATGACATTGTATTATCTAGGATTAGTTTTTATTGTTATAGTTTTTATTTCAATGCTTATAGATTAAATAGATTCTATTTACTGGTGTATAATTACCATTTTAAATAGAGTAACAAACATGAACGAAGCAACAGAACAGATTAATCTAAAGATTAATAAAAGAGATTTAAAATTTATAGACGCAAAGGCTGAGAGATATGGAATTAGTCGCTCATCTTTGCTAAAGATATTTGCATTAAACGGAGAGTTATCCGTAGCAAATTTAGATAGGGATAAATTAAGACTACCAGTTACTTAGTTTTCGGGGGAACTTTCTCACCATGAGTACATCGTGGACACTATACTGCCCCCATAGTTTATGAAGGTATAGTGTAAGTTAAGACTGCGTTGATGTGGGTATGTACAATCAACAAGGCAAGGGTTATAATATTTCCCTTTTTGGCAAGTTTACCTGTACTTGTGCCACAGAACAGGTATCTATTTATACTTCTCTTCCCACTCTTTAGCACTTAACATGCGTCTTTCGTTGTGTGGAACGCTTGGTCTTTCATATACATCAGAAAATGTCTTAGTTTTACGAGCAGTAGGGTCATCAATATGTGGGTTAGCAGTCATATCTTCTTCAAGAATAGTCTGTAACTTACTTCTATCTCTCCATCCTAATTCACGACCATACCCTTTAGAGCCATAAATATTGTCATAGACAAATTTTGCTTGGCTATTTTTATCATCATTAAGGTCAGACTTTTTAAGCCAGTCCATGTAATCTCTCTTGTGGCTACCAGTAAATTGAAATAAACCATACCCTTTACCACCTCTTTCTTCTTGCGTGTGGCTATATGTTCCACCTGTTTCTACATCTATATTACCCATAATAGCAGGAATATCATCCGATTGAAATCCTGCTTTTAATAAAGCATCAATTGTTTCTTGCTCGTTGTCAGTAAGCATACCCATACTAGCCAAACAACTGCTTAATATTATCGGCAATAGATAAATCTTCAAACTGTTCTTTATCTTCTTCTTTAATTTTTTCATACTTTTGTGTTTCTGGATTAAACATCATAGTAGGTTCTTTAACCCATGCTGGTTTACTATTGTACATTTCCATAGCTTTATTATAACCTTCTTGTGTTTTCCAAAAATCATCTTTTTCATCAACACTCATATTTCCACCTTCGTCAGCTTTAAAACCCATAGTGCGTTCAGAAGGTTCTACTTCTTCAGCAGCAGCTCTACCACCATCTAGTTCTAATTCAGAACCATCACTTCTTGTTACACTTTCAACGGGGTCGTTACTTGTTCTTTTCAACTTAGCAGATTGTTCGTCTGTGTTTTGGTCTTTATCTATTGCATTGTCTTTATCTAATGTAACCTCAATAGCTTGTTTTTCTTGTGCTTGTACAAAATCACCATCAGCATTTCTATTACCTGTTAGGTTTCTTTTGTCAGCTTCATAAGCTGCAACAGCATCAGCAGTATTTCTTTCTTGTAGATTTGCTGATTCCATATCTGCATCAGCCATGATTGAACCATCTGGCATTTCGTGCATGCCTTCTGGTACTGTTTTTGCTTTTGCTTCTGCTACACTTGATTTAATCTGTGCTATTTGTGCTTGTGCTGCTGCTATTTGTGCTTGTAGTTCAGCTATTTGTTGTTCTGGGTTCATTTTAATCTCCTGTGTTTTCCCTTGTTCCATATATCGGATAACCGATACTACCAAACATGGATTTTTTAACTGCATATCCCATGTCTTCATCTTTTCTATATGCGTATGATAATTGCGATAATGATATAGGTGTTACTTTTCCAAACATCCAGCCCATCATATCTTTTGGACTTCCTCTTTCAAGAGTTGGGCCTGTTACAGTACCACCTGCAAGAAAAGTTCTATCATCTGTTCCATGTTTAACTGATACATATTCTTTTCCTAAGAATAATTCCATTGCAATTTTAGGCATAGTAGATGTTTTATTTAATCCAGTTTGCATAGGATTAGTTAACCAATGCATTGGTTCTGCAATTTGTTTTGACACAACCATTTCTTCACCGTTGCCTATATCTAATCTACCAGTTAACCAAAAGTCTTTTAAATCTAATTCTGTATCTTCATCACCAAAACCTAAACCTTGCATTACATTTTGAGCCATCCAAGCTAACAATGATGTAGATACAAATGCTCTAGCCATGTACCCCATGTATAAATTCCACTCACCCATTTCAACAGGTGTAAGTTTTTTACCTTTAGCAATTTTACCTACTAAATCTTTTGTCATTCCTAAACCACGAAATCCAATTCTAAGATTTGATATTGTCCAGTCTGGTGAAAACAAAACAAGGTTACTTAATTTAGCTTTAGAAGGTGTAGTCCACAAAGCAAACAAATTATACAAGTTACCTTTAGGATTATCTGCATTTTCAATTGCTTTTTTTTGCCATGCAACAGCTAATTTACTATGTCTTTGTCCACCATAAGCATCATTTGTAAATTCTGCTGCAACTCTTTTTGCATCTACTTCTGATAAAGGTTTCCAATCACCTAATCTAGCAATACCTTTGGGTTGTGAACTCATTAACCTTTCTTTCATAGTTAAATAAGTAAACACTTTAAGTCTATCGTGAGCAATATCCCAAGTAATTTTGTCAATACCAGCTTGTACTTTAGCTACTGGTGGTGCGTATTTTTCTAATAAAGACCTAACAGTATTATAACCAGCATCTACAAATTCATTAGCTTTTACACCTACTTCCACACCCTCTTGTGCAATTTCTCTTAAAACTTCACCATGAACAAAATCACCTTTGGTTTGTCTGCCTGTAACATTACCAATTTCTTTAGCACCCATGCCATCTGTATGATAATCGTATTGTCCATCCATTATTTGACGAACTTTTGCCATTCTTGCTTTACCAGCTTTTGTAAAATAAGCAGTACCAACACCAGAATATATACCAGATAATACTAATGCTTGTGCGTGAAACAAAGAAAAAGAAACAGCTAATCTTTTCATAGCATTATTAACTACTAATATTTTATTAAGTAATCCTTCGCTTCCTATTTCTGGTGCGTAAAAATCATCAATAGCATTTTTAACTAATGGGTGCACTAATTTATTTCTAAGTGCTGGGTGGTTACTAACTTGATATCCCATTTTTGTTCTTGCGTAATCTGCACCTTTTTCAGTCATACTCATAATAACACTAAACGCATCTGTTCCATCCATAACTGCTGTATTTTCTAATACTTTAGTTATATTTTTACCAGCTATTGCTTTTGACATAGACCTAGAATATGCATCTAATATTGCAAATACATCTGTTTCTAAATCTGGAAACTCTTTAGATAGTTCTTTAATATTTCCTACTAACTTTCTAATATCAGCATAAGTAGATTGGTCATCTAGTTTAGAACCTTTTTTACCCATAGCAATTCTAAATTTTTTGTATCTATCTGCATTAATTTTTTTGTTACGAAATATATGTGTTACATAATCTTGTACAAATTGTCCATCTTCAAGAACTCCTACTTCTTTTGCAGCCCTTTCAAATTTAATCATTAAATCTCTGTAAGCATCAACAGCTAATCTTTGTTCTTTGTTAAGATTTGTTTCTCTTCCAATCCTACCAAACTTACTTTTTGAAGCAGGTTTAGAATAATCTTCTATGTAAGATAAAAAATCTAACTCACTAAGACTAGAATCTTTACCTTTTAAAACTCTATGCAAAACATTTAAAGTTTTACCAGCTTGTATTTCTAATGATTTTTGTATGCCAATACTTTTATCAGCAACATTATAAACCCTAGCTTTAAGTTTAGCTTGTGCTAAATTAATACCTTTAACTTTACCTCTAAATAATAAACCACCTACTAACCCCATTAAACCACCAAGTGTTTTATCTTCATCAGCAATAAAATAACCTACACCTGCTCCAATAGCACCTGCTTTAATAAATTGTTTTGTGGTAACTGGTTTTAAATCTTTCATCTTTGCTTCAAAAATATAATCAAAACCACTTGAATCTCTTACTACTTCATTATTGTCTACAGCTTCTTTGCCCCAGTTTTTTTCACGATTAGAACCCCATTCATTTTGTTTTGTTGGTCTAAGTTTTTGTTTTTTTCTTTGTGCTACAGATAATTTAGCTTCTTCTATTTTAGCAATTTCTTTAAATGCAAGACCTTCTATTTCATCTTTAGTATATTTTTCTTTTTTTCTTTTAAGAATTTCTTTTTGTCCTTTTGCTCTTAAAACAACACCATCAGTTATTTGTTCTCTAGTTAACGGAGTGTCTCCAGATTTTTTAGCAGATTTTTTTACTCGTTCTTCTATTAAATCAACTGCTCTTTCTTTCCAACGAGAAGCTCTTGATAAATTATCTAGTCCAGTAGGCAATATAATTTCTTTTGGTGTAGTTGTAGGCGACCTAAACTCTGGATTTATTTCTGGGTCTATTATTGGTTCTTCTGTTGGTTTTCCTGTTGGTTTTTGTTTTGGTTTTGCATTAGCACTACCTGTAATTTTTCTATCATTTTTAATTCTGTCTAATTCAATTTTCCAATCTTGTCTTCTTCCTTTAGGTGTTTGCCAAGTTAAAACATTTTGACCACTTTTATCTTTTATTAATTTTAATTGACCAAAAGTTCTTTGCATTAAAGTAATATTTTTTAATGCTTGTGATGATTCAGTTTTATCTCTTAACCAACTTTTACCAGTATTTTTTGATATAGCACCAAATCCTGTACCTAGTAAAGCACCAAATGCAATTCCACGTTCTACATTTTCTTCTTTAATATGACCATTAAATGTTAAATCATGTAATGCTTCATAAACACCACCATACATAGAGCCTTCTATTCCTCTACCTACTGCTGCTTTTGTTCTTTGTGCACCCACCATATTAACAAAACTTTTTGTGTATGTAGGTTGTATGCCTATGGCTCTGTTAACAGCATTATTAACTTTAGTCATACCTGCTGCTGTAGAACCTGGAACTCTTAATAGTTGCAACAATAATAACTCTGGGTCTTTTAATATCATACCCGATACAGTACCTAAAGTATAAGAAGGCTCATTAACTGCCATTTTTGCAAATTCCCAAAGACTGGATAATGTACCTAAATCTTCTGGAGTATAACCATATCTTTGTTGAACATCTGATATATCGCCACTTTTGTTATCATATGCATCGTACATATCAAGTTCAAATTGTTTCATAATAGCATTATTAGCTTCTTTATCTGCTTGTTCTAATGCATTTAAAGGTCTTGTTTTTTCCATATCTTCATGGTATTTTGCTAAAGCAATAGAATCATAATATCCAACTGCTTCACCCCATTGTTTTACTTGTTCACCAAACCATCTATTTTTTTCTTCATTAGCAGAACCAGATAATTTTTGACCCCATCTGTATATCATAGATTTAGTGTCATTAAAACCACCAAAAAATCCATTTAGTTCTTCATACTTAGGTGCTGTATTTGTGTAGTATTCTATAGTTGCTGCTTTTTGTTCAGCATTTTTATTAGAATCTATTGCAACTATTCCAACTCCCTCAATAAAAGAATAAGACATTAGTCTTTTACTACCCAGTTAGAAGTATTACTTGACCCATCAGAATTACTAACATTTCGTCTAGCTATATTATATATTTCTTGTACAGTCATTCCTTTATAATTATCATCATCTTTTATAAGTTGATATATTCTTTCAACTTCATCCTCACCACCAGCTCCTATTTTTGCTAAAGCATTTTCTAAAATCATTAAATTATTTTTTTGTGTTGGATTTAATCCTCGTTCTGTTTTTTGTAGTTCTATTAATGAATCAATTTTTATCATCATTTCACCAGCATCCATAGCTTCTAATTCATTTGGTCTAATTTTACTACGAAAATCTGCATTGATTGTCATTGTAGATTTTCCACCTGTAGTATCAAAATTTACAACAGATTGTAAAAAATTAACTATTTCATTATTTCCAAATTCCGATAAATCACTAAAGAAATCTTGTGTAAAAGTTGCATCATTGCTCATTAATTTTTTAATATCTAATTTAGAATAATTATCCATTTTTAAACGATTTGCATAATTATCAACTTGACCTTGTAATTCTGATTTAGCATCAGTAAGCATTTGTTTTTGAGCGGTTGGTGTCATTTCTTTAAATTCTTTTTCATCTAAATTATATAATTCTAAAGCATATAATTTTACAACAGGTCTAGTAAATAAATTGTTTCCTAAAGTTTTACTAACACCAAGATAATCTTTGTCTGTACTTTTGTTTTTTTCTTGATTTGCTAATAATGCAGCTCTATATTTATCACCAAATTGCATACTAATATCAATAAATCCTGCGTTAGCAAAATCTTCTTTCATTGTTAATAAAGTTTTAGGGTCGGCTGGATTTAGTTTAGAATTCTTTTGAATAATACTTTGCATTGCTTTAGCTTTTTGTTCTTGTGCAGTTTCTAATCCTAATACTCCACCTACACCTTGAGCAAGCATGCCACCTGCTAAACCAGCACCATATACAGAAGCTCTACCGGGTTGTAATTGCGCTACACTAAGTGCTTCATTTTTTAATTGAGCATCTTGTCCTGTTTCTATATCATATAAATCTAACATGCCTGCCATGTTTTACTCCTTATGTAAAAATAGAAGAAAATTTATTAAAAATATTATCTTCTTCATCTTGTATTATTTCACCTTTACTATTATATTTTCTACCTTGACCCATCATTCCAGAAATATAATTAGACCTAGTATCTGCATAATTGTTTCCTGCTAATGATACCGCATTAGAGCCACCACCAAAATTAGAACCCTGTCCTATAAGTCTACCTAAGTCTGCCTGTGAATTAAGCATCCCTGCAACATTCATACCGCCTTGACCAAAATTAAGTGATTCTTGTCCTAACATATTTCTATAGTCCATACCAGTACCTATAGAAGCCATTTGACCAGCCATTCTATTTTGATTAATAGCATCTTCAGTAGCAAGACTATCATAGTAACCTTGAGTTCCGCCCATTCTTCCAGTAGCTAATGCTGATTCTTCGCCTTGAAGTCTTGATTGATTGTAAGCATTAGCGTTCATATCTTCAAATCTTTGAAATTGCTCTTGTTCCATAGCGTATGGGTCAGCTGTTAATCTTGCTAGTTCATCAGAAGCAGCAGTTGATTGCCCTAAAAAATTACCCATTAATGCTTGCATTTCTGGAGATAAAGATTGTAACATCATTTTAGTTTCTGGGTCAAAAGTAACAGAACCAAGAGCACTTTCACTATTCCAAGGCAATGACCTTTCGTAAGCTATTTTTTCTCTTCTTATTTTTTCTCTATATTCTTCTTCAGCAATCTTTTTTTGTTTATTGCCACCAAACAAACCACCAAATATATCAAAAATAGCGCCTAAATCTATAGGTGTGCCTCCGCCCTTGCCACCTTTTCTGGTTGATTTATTATCTTTTCGGGATTGAGTTCCACCTTTTGTCTTACTTAAATAATCACCTCTTGCCATTTCTATCTCCTACCTAAATTTATGATGTTGTAAAACTTCCATCGTTTGATATTGCTGTACCTGCTGCACCGCCTGCTCCGCCAGCACCAACACTTTCTCCACTACCGTTAGCTCCATTAGAACCATTAGCCCCACCAGCACCGCCTGCTCCGCCAGTACCACCTATAGCATCACCATCTACATTTGCACCAGCACCACCGTTACCAGAAGAATCTCTATCTCCAGCACTACCGTTAGCAGCACCACTCCTAGGTGTTGAGCCACTTACTTCACTACTTTTTGTTCCACCTATTCCAAAAGAACGACCACCGCCACCACCACCACCGCCAGCTCGGTCATCTCTTGAAAAAGCTTGGTTAGCAAAAGCACCGCCTCCGCCACCTCCGCCTCCGCCACCGCCAAGAACGTGTGGAAGACTTGCACTATTATTATTATCAATGACAATGTCTTTTTCTACAAGTAATCCAATTCCGCCAGTACCACCTGCACTACCATTAGCAGCAGAATTACCACCAGTACCACCAGTTCCTCCAGCACCAACTATATAACCATCATTAAAAATAATAGTTAGTATGCCTTCAATTTCAGTACCAGTTTTAAAAGCAGGAACATTAACATCGTCAGAATAAACAAAAATATCACCGGGAATAATTACATCTACATCGCCTAATTTAGCTTCAGCAGTAATTAAAAAATAATTATCTAAATCTATATTTGCTGTAACGTCTGGAATAGTAACTGTAGTTTTATTTACAAAAAATGTTTTCCAAGTTCCTAGGTCGTTTACTTGTCCTTTAACAACTCTTTTCCAAACACCGCTTTCTTTTACCTGTATGCCAGACACAGTTTTATGTACGCCTGCATGTTTAACTTGTGTTGCTGGAGCAGTTGGCATTAGCTAACCTTATAATGAATATCACCATTAGCACCACCACTAGCATCACTTGTGCTAATTGTTCTTAAACCAGAACCATTAGTACGAGTTAAATCTTCACGACCTTTGTATGCTCTAACCCAAGATGTTGAAGCTGCTAATGCTTGGTCACTAGCATCAGCTGCTTTAATTGTACTAAATGCATTATTTACATCTCCAAGAAGTTCAGCTTTAGTTTGTATTGAATTTTTAATTGTTTCAAATTCATCAAAAAAATCTTGACCACTAATTATTTTATTAACGTCTGTATCTGGTAACGAATCTTTAGCTTGCCAATCTATTAATATACTATAATTTGCCATTATCTTATTTTTCCTTGTTTATGTAAAAGTGTTAAATTTTGTAATGATGTGGAAAAACCATTACTTATTATATCAATTTGAATTTTTAAAAATTTAGCAGAACCTATTAATGGAGTTCTGTATTCTTTAATTCCGTATACAGGTGCAAAAGTAGCATTACGAACATGGTTTGCTGCAAGGTGTGTATGACTTACAACTGTTCCTGTTCCAACACCAACAGCAGCCGCTTTAAATATAGAACCTACTATATAAGTAGCACCACTTGTACCAGCAGCAGTATTCCATTGGGCTTGTGTCGTGTTACCAAGACTTGCAATAGCATAAAAATCATTAACTACAAATGCACCTGCGGTAACTGTAGAAACTGTATGTGCTCCATATAATGTACTAGCAGGTTGAACTATTTTAATTTTTCCTGTTCCCGGACTTTTTCCCCATAAAGCATTAAAGCCAATAGTTCTTGGATTTAAAATTAAAGATGTTATTTTAGAAGATGTAAGACTAAAATCTTTGTACCATCTTAAAAATAAAGTAGAGCCAGAGCCTCCTTCTAAAACCATAAATAATTTTTTTAATAATGATGCTTGTACTGTTTCTCCTAAATCTAACCATACTGTTGCAAAAGAACTTGTATATGAATCAGAACTTCCACCTCTAGTTGTATCATAATATCCAAAATATTCTGCAATACCACCATTTTTTTGTCCTACTAACATACCGTAATCAGTAGTATAAATTATACTTGATGGATTTCTGTCTTTAGTAAAAGTCCAAGTTGTTATTCTTGGTGCTTCATTAGGCGTTAAATGTTTAAAATCAAAAACATAAGTTAAATTAATAGTTGGAAAAGACAAAATATAAACGCCTTCATTTTCAATATAACCAGATGTAATATTTAAAGTTTGTGCTAAATTTCTAATTAATGTATCTTTAATATTTACAGACAAATCAGTTAAAGGAACTTTATCTTTTTCTGAAGTACGAGCTAATGACCTAAGTCCAGTAGAAGATAAGAAAACTAAATCATCTCCAATAGCTTGAACTGTATCTCTTGCAATACAACCTATTCCTCGTATAACTTCACTAAGTTGCATTTGTGATACGGAGTCTGGTCTTGAATATAAAGCAATATTGTTTTTACCAAAAACTGCAAGTTGACCATAAAAAGGTGCTATTGCAATAATGTCATCTTTACCCCATACATTTTTTAAATTAAATGCACCACCGCCATTTTGTAAACTAAAATCATCTCCATCTAATAAAGCAGAATAATGTAATACATCTTTTTCTTCTGCTACTCCACCTACCCAAAGTCTTCCATAAAAACCAACACCGCAATTAGGTTTAAATTCTCCATTAGTAACACTTTTAGGAGCAGTATCATTTGTAACAACAGCATTATCTAAATGATGTGTAGCAATTGAGTTATTTGCACCTCTAGTACAACCAGTAAATGTTGTAGATGTTTTGCCAGTATAAGTAATTATTTCATCATCAATAATTATTTTTCCAGTAGTAGGAAAACCAGTTGTGCTATCTACTGTAATAGTAGTAAGAGTAGGATTAGTTTTAATTTCTACTACTTTTCCATTAGTACCATCAAGAACTTCTCTAACTAAACCAGTTCCAATACCTAAAACATTATTTGCAGTAAACACTTCATCTACTGCTGGGCTAGAATCAGCACCAGAAGCAGTAAGAGAAGTAGCTGAATCTCCTAAATTAATAATTTTATATACTGTACCAGCTACCATTTTGTTCATTGCTATTAATTCACTTTGACCGTCAGCACCTTTATGTGTTGCAGTAAAAATTTCACCTACAGCATTGTCAGTATTACCACCAACTAAATCAAACGGAGTAGGTGGCGTGCCTAAAGCAGTAATTTGATAAGTTTTATCTGCCAAAATTCCATTAGTTGCGTGTTCAGTATCAGTTATTTCAGAACCATTGGCAAGGTTAATTGCATTAGTTGCATCAGCAGTTGACCATTTTTCACCAGCTGCAAGAGAACCATCATATCTTTGAGGCACTACTCCTTCATGTAAACAATGTAGTCTATTATTAAAATTAATAAACTGCCAGTTTCCTGTTGTATTAGCTACAGTATGTTTAACATCAGCACCACTTGAAGGAAAAGGAGTGTTGGGAGTTGCAAAATTTGTTGTATAAATTGACGTTCCAAAACTTGCAAATATTTTAATTGTTCCTTGGTCGTTGTGTTCAACCATAGAACGTATTTCTTCATTTACTTGAGTTGTTTTTTGGTCAAAACCTTTTCGTATAGAAACACGACCAGACTCTTTAATAACTATATTTTCTGCTTTTACAAGCCAAGCTGCTTCTAGTGATGCAGGATTAGTTTGAGTATTTAAACCATTAATACCTATATCAATTAAAGGATTATATGATAATTGTTTTGCCATTAGTTAATATACCAATCTGATTCATATTGAGTATTTGCACTATCTATTATAATAGCCTGTTTAATTGCTTCACTAGCTTCTTGAGCCATTAAACTAGATTGTGTTCCACCATCTTCTCCACGCTCTGCAATTGCTCTTGCCCAAGCACCCAATATAACAGGTTGTGATGGAATTTTTAAAATTGTAGTAGCTAAAGTTAATTCATCTTGATGTTTTACAATGTCAAAAGAAAGTGTTTGCACTTCTGTAGGAATTGGTGATAAATCTATTTTTAAATTATTAGAAGTATCACTACCATTAAATGCGTAGTACAGAGGCTCACCAGTATCGTCTGTAGGGTACTTTACTGTATTGATGTACACCTTGCTTACTTGATGTAAATGTTTGCCTGTAGCGTTATTTACAGCATCTACAATTTTAATCTCTTGACCAGAGTTTAAGTTGTAATTTTTAGTACCAGCAACAGTATTAATACTTACTGTTTCTCTTAAAATTAACCAATCGTGATAAGATTCTATACTTCTTTTTGCATCATTAATTAAAGAGCCTACAACTTTTTGATAATCTGAAACATTATTACTATCATTAATATTGCCAGTCCAATCAACAGGTATTGTATCTTCTCTTAATCTAATTAATATTTGATTAATTAACCCTCTGTATGTCATAAGCTATCCTTTAATTATTTTGCCCCAAACTGAGCCTTTTCCTTTTACAATATCTACAACTTCTACTTGAAAATTTCCATTATCAAAAAAAGTTACAATTCCAAAAGCATGATTCCAGTTATGTAATCTACCTTTTAGCCATGTGTTATTTTCTGCCGACATATCTTTTAAACAGCCCATTGCCCACGAACTAATGTTTCCATCTAACAATCTTGTGGCTGAGTGTCGAGCCACATCGTGAACATGCCCGTACATTATGTTTGTTCCGTAAGCATCTAAATGTTTCTTAGCATGATTAACGCCACAATAAGCACCATGTATAAAAGACAACTTACCAATGGTTAAAACCTCATTATACTTACGATACTCATATCCTCTTTCATCCCACTTACAAGCATTTTTAAATGTGTATTGGTCTAAATAAGGATTTTCTTCTACAAATGCATCAAGCCATTCATCGTGATTACCCGCTAGTATATGTCGTTCTTTACATTTAACTTTATCTAAAGCCTTATCAAACCTATCTATTTGTTTGTTAACTGCTTTAATTTCTTCATCTATTTCTGGAAGCTGGTACTCTAATGGTGGTCGTTTTCGTCTTTTATATCTATGACCAGACACAGAACTCCATTCTCCAACATCACCCAGATTAATAAATATGTCTGGTTTAATAAAATCTATTGCCTCTAATACTACTTTGACTGCTTTTTCATCATGTATCGGAAAATGCTGGTCGGGTATAACTATAGCCCTTTTCATTTATTACCTACCTTTTGCTAGTTGTGCTCCAAAGTAGAATTCGATTATCATTGTTGCCCATCTAAATATTTCATCAAA